ACCATTAGGTGTTCAAAGATATGATTCATATAAGTATCCAGTATTTGATAGACTTACTCAGTCTCAACTAGGATACTTCTGGAGACCAGAAGAAGTTTCTTTACAGAAAGACAGAGCAGACTACCAAACACTCACACCAGAGCAGAAGCACATCTTCACTTCTAACTTGAAGTATCAGATCATGCTTGATTCTGTACAAGGTCGTGCACCTGGTATGGCATTTGCACCATACTGTTCTCTACCTGAGTTGGAAGCATGTATTAATGTATGGCAGTTTATGGAACTGATTCATAGTCGTTCCTATACATACATTATTAAGAACGTATATGCAGATCCTTCAGAGGTGTTTGACACTATCTTAGATGATGAGAATGTGATGCAACGTGCAGAGTCTGTTACTGAATCCTATGATGATTTCGTTAACCATGCACATGAGTATGACAACTGTCAGACTTGGGATCTTGCAAGACAAGGACATCTAACTGGAACTTATGACAGAAAAGAACTCAAAAGAAAACTCTACAGAGCCATCGCTAACGTCAATATCCTCGAAGGTATTAGATTTTACGTTAGTTTTGCTTGTTCTTTTGCCTTTGGAGAAAATAAACTTATGGAAGGATCAGCGAAGATTCTATCCTTGATTGCTAGAGATGAAAGTCAACACCTAGTTATTACACAGAATATTCTTAAGAAGTGGGCAGAAGGAGATGACCCAGAGATGGAAGAGATCTCAAGGGAAGAGAAAGAGTTTGTAACTCAAATGTTTATAAAGACTGTTGATGAAGAAAAGTTATGGGCAAACTACTTATTCAAAGAAGGTAGTATGATAGGTCTTAATGAGAAACTACTTCATAATTATGTTGAGTGGATCGCTAATCGTCGTATGAAAGCGATTGGTATTGACCCTGTGTTTGATCAAGTTGCAAGAAACAATCCTTTACCTTGGACTCAACACTGGTTAAATAGTAAAGGACAACAGAATGCACCACAAGAAACGGAGATTGAAAGTTATGTCGTTGGAGGAATCAAACAAGATGTCAAAGGAGACACCTTCGCAGGATTCGCACTCTAATCCTAGACCAGAGGAAGAGATAGCAGCACAAATTGCAAACGCAGATAGTTCTGAATGGTTTGATAAAACTTATAATGATCTAGTGGAGACAGGTAACGACTATACTGTAGATCAAACCGATCAGTTATGGGCAACTGCTCGTAAACTAGCAGCACAAGAAAGGTTGCACGATGACATCAGGAGACAAAATGGGAAAAGCACAGAGAATTAAAGACGGTGGAAGGAACGCAAATGTTCCTGTAGACATGTCAGATGACTTCTATGACAATGGAAACGAGTACTGTAGATACTTAATTACTGATCCTCGTAGTGATAGAACGTTAAGAAATAATAAAGAATCGAATAAAAGTCGGTAAACTGTAACGCAGTGAACATCCTGTGTCAGGAATCTATGATATAAATATAGATGTAGGTTAACCTACCGATTACGTTCATCCAATGCAAGGACTAGCACTACTGGTATTACTCCTCGCTGATCATGATCCATCCCATTGGGAAATGTCGTGTGCAGAGTGGAATGACACAAGGATTGAAATACTGAGCGATCAGTATCACACTCCTGATGCTAAAGAGTATCTTATAGATTTCTTTTATAGCAAAGTATCAGAAGAAAATTGCAAACCCTATGTTATTGGACGCAAGTAAGTCGCGGAACGGAGCGTTCATCCCATGATTCCTATTTTATTAGCAACTGCTGTAACATGTGCAGACATTGATGAGTTAGTTCTTAGAGCAAGAAACTATCCAGACATCGATGAAATTGCACGACAAGACATTATTGATTTGTATCAAAATGATCTTGCCAAAAGTATTGGTATAGAATGCGAATGGGACGCAAACGGCTAAAGGAACGGACTTAAAAAACCCAATTACTTTAGGAGTAACAACAATGACTATTATTACTTACCGTGGTGTTCAGTACAATGCTGAAAACTACAAGGCAAAAGTTCTTGCCGAGCAAGAGCAAAACAGAAATTTTGACTTAATGTATCGTGGCATTAAAGTCGAACGCAAGTTTGCCTCACAATCATAATCGTTTAGGAAATTAAAATGTTAACGATCTGAGAAAGATCACATCTTAATATCAACACTAAAACCCTTGTCTTTGACAGGGGTCTTTTTTATGCTATAATAAATACGTTTAAGTATAACTGGAGAGTCATGAAAATTTTTCTGGACTGCTCTGATCCTGATTTAATCAAAGATGCATTTGATACAGGATTAATCGATGGAGTAACTACTAACCCTTCACTGATGTTGAAGGCAGGTAAGAACCCTCGTGATGTAATCACAGACATCTCATCCATATTTCCATGGGATGCTTCTATATCTGCTGAAGTAGTAGGTGATACTGCTGAAGAGATGTTAGAAATGGCAGAGGATTACATTGACATAGGACCAAACATAACAATCAAAGTTCCATGCACCTTTGAAGGATTAAAAGCATGTAAGCAACTAACTACTGATGAGATAAACGTAAACGTAACTCTTGTATTTGATACAGCACAGGCAATACTTGCTGCCAAAGCAGGAGCAACATACGTTTCACCCTTTGTAGGAAGAGTATTCGATCAATCATTTGATGGGTTCGGAGTTATTGAAGAGATAGCAGATGTGTTTGCAACACACCAAGCACCAACTCAGGTTCTTGCTGCTTCAATTAGAGATGTATATCAAGTTTCTAAATCATTTAAAGTAGGTGCAGACATCTGTACTATACCTCTTACAATATTCCATAAGATGTATAGACATATCTTAACGGATAAAGGATTGGAACTTTTTGATAAAGACTGGAAAGAACTGCAAGAGAAACTCAAATGAAAAAGAAAACTCTAAAAACACTCATTCATGATTTAGAGATTGCATTGAATGAGTTAAAGTCTGAGGTCTATTCTGACGCTACTGCTTACAATATAAGTAGTGATAGTGATATACACACATCCTATCGTGACATCAACGACGAAGAAGCACTCTGCGATTGACTATGAAAATCCCTGGTTATATAAAGGCACAGCTTTTACTACTGATGATATTGACGATAAGTTCGGTTTCGTCTACAGGATTACAAATCTTCAAACTGAAAAAGCCTATATTGGAAGAAAGTATTTCTATGCCTTTAGAACTCCAAAGGGAAAGAAGCGAAAGGTCAAACAAGAATCAGACTGGAAAAAGTATTATGGATCTTGCCCAGAATTAAAAGAAGATATTAAACTGTATAGTAAAGAACAGTTTAAAAGAGAGATATTATCGCTACATATTACGAAGGGTCAATGCAATTATGAGGAGACCCGACAATTATTTTACTACAATGTACTTACGGAGGCTAATGAAGATGGCACACCTGCATTCTACAACTCAAATATTCTTGGTAGGTACATGCGTAAAGACTACTTTAATGCTTGACATAACCTGATCTCAGCAGTATACTTTGGATCAGTAATATGGAATCCTCCATGAGTAGTCTCTACGTTGACGCAGAAGCAACCGTAGAAGAGTATATTTTAGACATCTTAATAGATCAATTACACGAACTCGCAGAGCTCGTGGAGGATGATGGTTCGACTCCTTCCTGATTCATTCCCTTCGGGGATAACCCATCATAAGGTAAAAGACAATGACCACAGAACAGAAGTTTGCACCTGTTATCGATATCCTAGCGGATGCTGTTGACAGGCAGATTGTACTTGACATCCAGTATCCTTTGATTTATAATCAAGTAGTTAGATTCTACGAGGATAGGGGCATTCAACTCTATGGTGATGTAGATGAGGATTATGAAATCCTTCTTTCTAAACTTGAAAAAGACCTTTTTTATTATGACACTTGAAACTATCCTTGAGCGACATCCTTATCGCTATGTGACAGTTGGGAAACTCGACAATGGGTTTCCTGATTATCGTATTCAGAAATTTAATGAATACACTCGGAGATACAATGACATGTATCTATTAGACAACAGCATCCAACTGGACTATGTTATAGAGGACTTTGAATATACAAAGTGGCTCGATCCTGATCCAGAGGTAGGTGCTTACGCAAAGACAACATGACCACCTTTATTATTATCGCTGCTGTGATTATCATAGCAGTTTCAATTGTACGTTACTACGACCCCCATAACTAAACATGGATACACAAGCAATGTCATCAGGAGGTGGAACAACCTCCGACATACAAGCACAAAGAGATGCTATTCCACCTC